GTTCTATGTCTTCTCTGATCAGATCTTTCAGGTATCTGTTGACGCTCTCTTTTGTGTCTAGATATTCTAGAATGTCTGCGTCATGCTTTAGATGAAGCCTGAAGGTCTTGATCTTGTATGTTTTATCGCTCCACTTTTGGTTTGCTCTTTTTCTTGCCTCTGATACTGCCATTTTACTTCTTCTCCTTAGTCTTCTATTATTTCCATGATTACGTCCAAGGCGTCTTCATCGCAATTGTGCTTGTATAGCCAGCTTTCTATTTCTTTTAGAGTCATCATGTGTCTATCGTAATACAATTGATCCAGCACTTCTTCCTTTAGTCTCATTGCTGCTTCTTCTCTAGTCATATTAAGCTTCCTCCTGTAGTGTTCTAATTTGGCGTTGTGATTCTTGAATCAATGTTTCATATACGTCTGCTTCGTAAGCTAGTTTTCTGATTTTTCCGAAGTCAATGTCTCTTTCTTCTCTTTCGATTGCGTTTAGTTCGTATTGAATTTCCTTTGCGATTCTTGTTTGTTCTTCAATCCAGTTTTGAATTCTAGTTTCTAGTGTTTCGATTTCTGTTTTCATTGTGTTCTATCTCTCTTTCTTTTTACACTCACATTGTAATGTATTACAGTACATAAAGCAAGCAAAACAGCGAAAAAATAAAGCAGAAAATAAAAAAGAAGGGAATGCTATTTTTCAAGCATTCCCTTGATCCGTTCCGATAGGTCTTTGACCTGTTCTTTTAGTGTAGCCACTTCCTTCTCCAGCTCATTATGGCTTTCGATTTTTTTTGCTAGGCTGTCGACCTTTTTGTCCATCTGTTCTACCTTGTAATCCAGCAATGCTGAATGTTTGGAGTTGCTGGTCCAGGTTGCTAGGACTGAAGGTACTCCGACGCAAAGTCCGGATATGATCGCAACCAGAATTGTATCAGTCATTATTCTTCCTCGGTTACTTCTGGCAAACCTGCTAAGCTTGTTAGAATTGAGCATACACCTGCCACGACCGTTGTGCTTGCTGCGTACATCCAGTTTACGTCCGGAACGGCTGCTCCTACTGTGATAGAGGCTAGCGCTGTTTGAGCCATTGTCTTGATTGCTCGAACTCCTGCTGCTTCCCACCATGCTTTGTTTGTAAGTCTACTCATCCTCGTTACCTCCTACTAAAAAGGGCACGCCTTCTGGCATGCCTTCAATCACCTATACTATTCTAGAAACCGTTTCTGATGCGTTGATCAGAGTTCCGGCTGCTGATGTAACCCACGTTAGAGCGACCTTGTTTCCTGGTGCAGCTGGTGCTGCCTGAATGACAGCGGATACTGGAAGAGTGATCACGTTGTCTGCTGCGGTTGTTGTTACTTGTGCTACGGCTCCCGGAACTGCTGTTCCGTTGGCGTAAAGTTGCACTTGATTTGTTCCCGCTGCAGTTGCTGAAATCACGAAGCTTCCATCCACTTTATACGTTCCAGGTTTTACGATTTCCAGAGCGTTTCCGTTTAGGTTGACTCTGTTGTTTGTCCGAACCTGAACGTTTCCAGGTGGGATCGTTGCGCCTGCTGCTAGTGTTGCGCTTGTCGTGTTGACGACTTGGATCATGTTTCTACCTCTAGGCTACTGTAGCGCCTGTAGGGTAGTAAGTTCCGTATTGTGGGTAGTAAGGCGGATTTGTGTAATATCGTCCTAATTGGCTTAAAATGTTTTGAGTTTGTACGCTGTTTGAAATTGCCTGCAAGCTTTGATCATATTGAGTTTTCAAGGCATCATATTTGTCTTGCATCATTTGAGTCTTTAAGTTGCAGCAGCATTGTTCCATCTGGTGAGATAGGTTGTTAATGCTTTCCTGTACCCCTCCAAAACCTTGACATAAAGAACTGTTTACACCGTTGAAGCCATTCATCATGGCCATCTGTGTTTGGTTTGCGTTTTGCATCTGGTTCACGTTCATCTGGTTGATTAGCTGCGCGTTTTCGTATGCGTTTGAGCAGATTCCGTTTGTGATTCCGTCTAGCTTGCTAATAATAGCTTGTGTATCAAATCCGCGCTGAAATTCAGCCTGTGTGCCTTGCTGGTTGTTTCCCCAGGCTCCGCCACCAAATCCAAAAATCAAAAAGAATAAAATTAGAATGATAATCCCGTTTCCTTCTAGAAAGCCATCCTTGTTTCCAGTTACAGAAGCGATATCAGATAATGATAAGTTGTCCATGTGCGTTCTCCTTTCTTATCTATCTTGATTTTGCAAAATCCTATTTTAGAAAGCCCTTGAACTGTTCGGCCATTCGTTTGGCTTGATCCAGTTGAGCCTGCGTAAATTTTCCGGAGGCCATCAGCTCATTTAAAAGTTGCTGTGGATCCTGCGTCCCTAGCATCTTTTTAAACTGCTGAAATTGTTGCATCATGTTTCCGTTTCCTCCTGGTCTATTTTGAAGTAGTGGATTCATGACGGTTGCCTCCTCTCGCGTTCTGTTCTACCTTTGAAAGCCATTCCTTGAATTCGGCTTTCGTGAGGTACTTGTCTTCCGGTTGATCTTCTTTCACTTCCTGGAAGCTATAAGCCTTGATCGTACAGAAGCCACTTGCGTCGGCTTGTTTCTGATAAAAAACAGGCTTGTTACTGTCCATTAAAATCACGGACTGATTTGGTCCTAAAGTGAAAGCTTTAGCACTTTCGATTCCGTTTACAAACTGAATCTGGTTCATTTGTTGAGTCGGTGCCTGCATCTGTGGCATTCCAAACTGCCCAGGCTGCGGCATGAAATTATTGAAGTATGGTGTGTTCATTGTGTTCTACCTCTTTTCACCTATATTCTCTAATATTTCCACGTCTGGAATTGTTCCTCTTTTGTCCTTCTTTAGCTTGTAAAATCCGAAGGCCATATCAACCAAAAGGGCCCAGTAGTAGTCATTTAAATCTTTGACGGTTTCTTCGAATTCGTCTTTTGACATGCCTGCGTCCTGGTAGTGCCATTGCGAGTCTTGCGTTTTGCTTCTTAGCTGGTATACAACTTTTTTCTGTCTGTCGCTCAGTCCTTGTTCCTCAATTAAAAAATGCGCAAAGTCTGGGCGCAGAGGTGTCTGGTATCTTCTATTTATTCTCCTGTTCATTGTGTTCTATTGCTGATCCTTTCTATTTAAATGTTCCGTATGGACTTGTGTTAAATCCTGCTGAATTTAATTCTCCGCAGGCCATCCATCTACGCGTTCCGTCTGCGCCAATCCAAGAAATCCAACAGTAGCCTTCTCGCTTCACGTACCCGTCATAATTGACGTGCTGTCCTTGAATATATGTTAGTCCTGTGTCTTGTCCTTTTAGGCTTGGCGCGCGTCTGATCTTGATTGTACAAGCAGGATAGAATGTAGCCTTTTCGTGTACAAAATCGGAAGGGATAGAGTTTAGCACGGTTGCTGATCCAGTGGAAGTTCCGCCTCCCTGATTGAATGGTACATGGCTTGCGTCTGTCCAATTTGCGAATGCTCCCTTATTCAGAATGACTGTTCCGTCTGTTACGAATGCCAAGTCTGCAGAAATGTTATTAGGCAAGTGATATACTCCTTGCGAATTTCTGTCGTACATGTGAGAGAACTTTCCTTTTGCAACTTCAATGTGTGCGTGATTTCCTGTTGCATATCCTGCCGTTCCCTCGTCTCCGAACGTATCGCCCTGCTTGAAATATTTCACTCTTTTGATATCCTCGATGTAGTTATCGTGAATAAACATAAAGGTTGCAAAATCAATTGTTCCGTCTCTGAATAGCACTTTTTTGTCTGATTCTAGGAATACCGCATTTCCGTTTCGTGCCGAGTCATAGGCTACTAGGTGACAGTCACATGGTGCGATTGTTTCGTCGATTCCAGTATCCTTTCCCGCGTTGTCTAAGGCGTTAGTTCCTAGGTGTGTTCCTACATTGTTTCCTTGAGTTACGTTCATGTACTCCATTGGAAATCCTAGAATCTGATATCCTCCTTTCGTTAGTTTTTGTCCTTTTCTCATTTTTTGGACCTCCTTCTATTTATTAAAAAAGAGAAGCTTTTTAGCTCCTCCTTGTTTCCAGTGTTAGTATGTTTCTCCGGTGATTTCTTTATACTGATCAGCTGTAATGAATCCTTTTTCACAGAATTTTCTTACCTGTTTATCTGTATATAATTTTAGATCATAAAATCTTTTGACTTTTTTAAACATAGATTAGGCCTCGCTTTCTTCTAGAAGTGTGTCTGTCATTAAGGCTGTATACATGACCTGAGCCTCAATCTTATCCTGCGCCGTTGCTTGTTGTTCTGGTTGCACGATTTCCGACTTCTCATCTTCGGAAATCTCTACAATCTTTCCTTCTGTGAATTTATAGTTGTATCTACCATGTTCGTCAATTAATCCTTTTTCTAGATATTGACTTTGTGCATGAGCGTATTTATCTCCTTGCCCTTTGTCAATTTCTGTCATTGTTTGAATTTCTTCGTTTGTTAAGAAAATTTCTGAATCAATTAATGTGATACATTTATCTTCATTTAATTTGACATATACCTTATACATTCTTCTAATTTCTCCCTACGCATAAACTTCTGCGTCTAATTCAATGTAGCTATCTTCGTCAAAGATAACAGTCATATTTTGTTGAGATACACCTAAAGGAGCCGAGAGTAATGTGATTTCTGAATATTTTGATAATTCGATAGTAATATCGCTAAATTTATAATTTACATTTCCGCCGTAGTAATAAACCCAAAAGCTTCCTACACACTTAATAGTCGGCTTTGTTCGCATATTCGCTAAGGCTTCGCATCCGATATACATTTGTGTTGTAAAATAGCCATTTAATGGTGTATTTACAACATTGTAATACATCATGCATCTTTGTAGTTCGTCTGCGTAATTTGGTGCTACGTAAGCAGTAGCTTTACCGCCCTTCTCTAATTTAATCCATTCAATCGTAATTGAGGCACCTTGTTTCAACTCGATACCTGCTTCCTTTAAATAAGATAATGTTACGGTGTTCAATCCTTTTACAATCTTCTTCCCATTTGCTTGATTGTATAAATACGCATTACCTGTCACTGCCGTAATATTGCACGATAATGTGCACGTATCATTGATTGCGTGTTCTAAGAATTGTTTAAACCACGAACTTGTATCAGTAGTAGCTAATGATGTGATTGTGGCCGTGCCATCAATATTGTATACTACCTCAGTATTAATGCTAATCCATCTATCTAGTGTATACGTTGGTTTCGTAGTATTGTTCGTGTACGTTCCACGTCCTCTTTGGTCAACTTTGAAATTCGAGTTAAGCAATAAATTTGGATTACTGAATCTTTCTGCCATGTAATCCATTAATTGCGCCAATGTACCTTTTTTTAATCCTGCTCCATTATGAACAGGCAATAAGCTTGTATCTGTAAAGCTAGGCAATGCGTCTAATTCTGTTACTTGTTTCCCTGCCATGTTATTCCTCCTTGACTTTATATGTCCAATCCGAGCCAACTTCTCCACTTGCTACTTCATAAGACCAATCGGCTAAGATTGTGTTTCCTTTTTCATCTACTAAATTTTGAGCACTTGTTGCGTTCAAATTCGTGGTAAAGTGATTATTCATCACCATTTGATTCAATGCGTTATGTGATGTAGTAACCGCCTTTATCTTGGATACGATCCAGTTAATAGCTGCCTTATCTTTAAAACCGAGCATAGGCTTTCACCTCCTATGCTGCGGACCACATTGCGTTCAGCTCGTCTGTCGTGATTGCTGTTAAGTCAGTCTTCTTTACGTATCCACTTAGATCAATGTCTGTAGTTCCGATTTTCTCGAACGTTCTTGAGTCTTCCATCCAGATATACTCATCATAGCTGTCCTGCGTTCCATATTTATGTGCTACTAAGTAAATAACACCGGTTGCTCCTGTAGCAGGTAATGAACTTACTTTGCTATATGAAATTTGTGTGATTTTACCAACCGCAGTACCGATCGCAGAACTTACTTGTGACGCTGTCTGATATCCGCTGTCGTTTGTAAGCTGCGAGGTTTTGGTTGGTGTGGTTACGTCTACAGCTTTGCTGGCGTCGGGTGTTAGTGCTGTTCCGTTAACCTTCACCGTTGTGATTGTGTTAACCTGAGCTCCTGATGCAATGCCTGCTAATTTGTTTTTTTCTGCTGTAGTGTAATCATTTGTTGAAAGTACTTTCCCGTCTACGGCACTAACTTTCTTTGCTAATTCTGCTTTTGTCTTTTGGACCAGTAGGGTCGCCCCTGCCTTGTCCAGATATTCTGTAGCCATGTCTATACTCCTTCCCACAAGCTGTTAAGCCCGTCTAGTGAGATTGCCTTGATCTCGTCATTTTTTATTGCGCCTACTTCTTCCGCCGTATAGCTCGGCTTTGTTGGTTCTTTAGCCCATCCAGAAACTGTCGGGTCCTCTTCTTCCATAGCTCCTACGATCTCTTTACCGTTTAGAGTTGGCTTGTTTTTCAATTTGTTGTAGTCGCTTGTTCCTGCGACGTATTGCTCTTTGAAATCAAACCCCAGGCTTTCGTTTTCCTCGGCTAGATTGATATTAAATTCATCTTTCATCATTCTATGATTTCCTTATATAAAACCGGAAAAACAGGACGGGTTAGAATTGGGGAAGCTATAACCGTTCCTTCTTCGGTGATAGCTCGAATTTGTACCTGATATCGTCCAGGCATAAATTGAAGTGTCTCTTCCTGGGTTAGCGTTACGGCCACAGTATTTTCCTCAATCACTAGGTCTTCCATTCTTTTTGTTAGAATAGTCCCGTTCTGTTCAATCGTTAAATATAGACTTGTTAGTTTCTCTAGCTCGAGTCCTGATGTGTGAATGACCAGAGTTGGTGTTGTCCCTTGTCTCATGATCTTACCTACTGAACCTGATACTTCCAGTCCGCAAATATATTTGTGCCCTCTTCGTCGGTTAGAGTGTTGTCCACGTCAACTTGAAGCTCTGTATAAATGTGATTGTCCAGAAGCATATTTTCAAGGTTTAGAATGCGGCCAGCTAGTGCCGTTGCGACTTCACCCTGAAGTGTTTCTTCTAAAGATTCGAACCATTTTCTGAATTTCTCGCCGTTGGCGTATTGAGTGTCCTCATTTTCTTTCTGGATTCTTTCATAGAAACTTTGGAATTGGTCATATAGTTCTTGTGTTGGTACTCGCGTTAAAGTATCAACCGTTAGTCCGCAGTAGTTTTCGTCAAGTCTTACGTCTTGAATCATTTCTGGCGTGATTTCTCCAGCTGATGCCTTTAAAACTATAATCGCAATGATCAGCTCGTATTGTTCTAGATTTCGAATAGGCGTAGGCATTGACTGCGTTCCTTCCTGATATACAAGACCGCATGAATTGCTGATCTTATCATATCGAATGGCCACGTAGTCATATCTAGTGTAGTTCGTAGCGACGGTAGCTGTCAGGGTAGTTTCGTCTTTAGGCGAGTAAACGATACCGCCTATTCCGTCGCTGGATGTCTTTAAAAAGGCGAGCCCGTTACCGACTGATATATTCATACCGCCGGCAATTTTTACTTTGAAATCTTCACCGGTGATATTAAAAAGGCCAGGTGTTCTCCCGGCATGGAACATCCGCAGGTCTTCCGCAAGATACTCCGTATCGTTTAAAGGGTATGCTGTCATGAGCCCCCTCCTTTCATTTTTGTTGCGCTTTCTTGAACCTCTATGAGTTCTAGTTCAAGAGTGACCTGCGTCTGTAAATTGCTTTCTTCTACAAACTTAAGGCCTGTTATTCTTGCAAACGTAAATAGATTGAATTTAAAGCTTAGACATGGTATCACGTCTCCTAGGTTAAAATCCTTTTGAAGGACAGCCTTCTTGTCGTCCGCATCAATTTCAAATTCAAATTTAGAAGAGCCTTTTCTAGCCTCTGCTAGCTTACTGAGGCCCCTCTCTTTTAGCAAATTGTTATATTCTTCTTCAGTATAGGTTTGCTTGTTACCTGATGCATCAGTATATGTAGACTGCAAATCTCTGGCATCCACATACAGTTCCATTCTCGGCTCGTCTCCTATTCGAAGATCTACAGTCACACATTTTCGTTCTGAGCCTGATTCTTCACCGTACACGTAAGCATAGTTTTTGTAACCTGAAATATCCTCGATAAAAGTCTGCGATATTAAGTTTCCAAGTTTATCTGAAAACCTCAACTTGTTCTTTGTTGACCCTGTATAGATTTCAAAGTAATTCAGTGTAGTCCCTTTTAGAACTTCTCTGTATCCATAGCCTACTAGCCTGCAGTATTTCTGTGCCATAGTCCTGAGCGTGTCGTATGTTGTGTCGGATGCGTTATCAAGCTTTCCAGGAAGGCCTGTATTCTTCCCGATTACTATATCCAATCCACGTTTGTTCTTTTCAAAATTACCGAGTAGTGATTGTTCCACATTTCGAACGGTCAAAGTATAGAGGTTTATACGGTCCTCCAAATTGTCCATATGACCGAGCACCACAATTTCTTTTGCAAGTCTTTCTACGGATTCAATAAATAGAATTTCGCTTCTTTCATTGCAAACAATTCTGTTCCATTTCTGTAAATATTTCGTATTGAACTCCGTATATTCCACATGGATTTCTACTTTTCCTGTTTCGTAATATTTTGGATTCCATTGCACGCTCGTGATATTCTGAAGAGGTCCTTGTCTCTTTCCTTCTCTGTCATAAACGTAGTAGTGCATATCTATACCCCCGCCAGTACTTCATCAAATCGTAGAAGCGCATCCAGGCTTCCTGGGTTTTCTTCTGCAGTATAGTTCAGTACATTTTCTCCGGGTTGAATCTGGAAAAACTCGGAATCGTAGTCTGTCATCCAGAAAATGTTTTCCACTTCTCCGTTTCGTATCAGGTGACAATATTGCTCGTTTGCAAAAGTACTTATTTCTAGTATGTCTCCTAGATTCATTTCAAGGTCTGCCACTTGTCCGAAGGATATATGCTCCTGAGTAAACACGTTTAGAATTTTCGGATTCTTCACTTTTGCCTCTGCTTTCATAGTCAAAAGAAAACCAGTGTTTATGCTTCCATTGTAATTGACAGTCACTAGTGGGCTTAGAATCTTTTCTGATATTTTCCAAGGCTCTGTATTTGAAAAGGAGCGAGGAAATTTAAAAAGTGACCTCAATCTCTGGAAGGTCACCTTTGTTTCCTTTGCACGTCTTGCGTATGGAAATGGAGCCCTCAATACAATCTGGAATTTTTGCCAGGTTTCATTGAGTGTGATGATTGGCGTCGTTTTAGGCTCAACCTTCCAGTATACGTCGACCCCAGCTCTAGTATTGATATAACGCAGTGTTGCTGATACTCCAGGAAGGATTACAGCTAGAAGATTTTTCCTAATATCTGCATTGTATTTAAAGCGCCCTTCTAGGGTGATGTCCTTGGGCTCAATAGAAGCTCCGGACACCGTTGTCCCTATTTGATTCGAAACGCTTGATTCTGATAAAGTGATCTCGTTTTTAGAGATTCCGTCTAGCGTTGTTAGTCGGATGCCTGAGGCCTCGGAAAACTCAACTGATTTCCCCAGGTTGTTTGTGTATATTACTGTTATGCCCATGCTAACCTCCTAACCATTCTTTCTGTTTCTTGCGCGATTTCGCTAGGTCTTAGCTCCTTCGCTGAATTTATAGTCTGATCTACTTGATAGACGACAGTATTGCCTAAGCCGTTTCCTAGGGCTCCAGGATTGCCTTCTAGGGCCAATCTTGAAGTTAGGCTGTCCATGTTAGCGGCGTCTAGTAGTTCTGTCGACATGTTACTCATAAAGGCCTTAGCCTTTGGCATAGCTTTTTCTACGCCTAGAGTGATTCCAGCCGGAATCCATTTACCGATACGATCCGCAAATAGTCTTGAAGGTGATCCAATTCCTAGTGCTGACTTTACACCATCAATAAGACCCTTGGCCATGTTTCCAAGCCATCCAGTCAAACCGCTCCATGCGTTGCTGATTCCGCTCCTGATTCCGTTTACGATATCAGAACCAATAGAAATCATTCGACCCGGAATCTCTTTTACCTTGTTCACGATTCCATTAAAGAATTGCCTTCCCGCTTGAATCGCTTGATTTGCAAAGCTTCCGACAAAGCTTGCCGCACTTGAAATCGTATTTGATAGAAAGGACCACACGGTTCCTGGTAGCTGCTGGATAAAGGTCACCACATTAGTGATGAATTCTTGTCCTGCCTGAACGGCTTTCTGGATCATTTGACTTACCCACTCGGCTGTCTTGTTGATTGTCTCAAGAAGCCATGTCCAAACCATGCCAGGTAGCTGGGTGAACCACTCGACGACTCCAGATATAAACTGCGGGATGTCCTGCGTTACGAATTGCACTAGGCTTGCGCCCCATTCGATTAACTTTCCTAATATAAATCCTACAGCGTATCCGATCCAGTATGGTATCGTTGATCCGAAGAACGTTTGAATGTTCGTCACTAGTGTGTTTATGCCTTCAGGAATCGTTACCGTAAAAAACTGAACTACTTGATCGGCTAAGTTCTGTGCTGCGTCTACAAAACTTTGAAAAGCTTCTGGAATTGTTACTGTAAAGAAATTAACGATCCCATCTATTACTTGTCCAGTAGTTTCCTTTATACCATCCCATAGATTGATCCAGAACTCTCTGAATCCGTCGCTTGTATTCCAAAGATATACGAAGGCTGCTACTAGTGCTCCGATAGCTACGACTACCAATGTGATAGGTCCACCGATTACTCCTAGAGCTGCGCTTAGTCCAGAAAGTCCTCCACCGGCTAGTGTAAAGGCTTCGGCCATACTAGCAATCACGTCTGTTCCTGATGAGGCGGCGTAGGCTAGGCCATCAATCAATCCGGAGCCCTTCGATACTAGACTACCGAATGTCTTGATCTTCTTTCCAGCATCCCCGATTGTTTTTGCAATGTCGCTAACAGCCTTGATTCCTTTCCAAGCTGCAAAAGCTCCGGCTACAGCGGCAATCAAAGGCATAAGTCCTTGAATCGTATCTGCTACAGTTTGTACCTTGTCTATAATATCCGGGAGCTTTTCGATAAAGGCTGCGACGAACTCCCCTACTTTTTCTACAAGGATTGGCAGAATATCTCTGATTCTTTCCAGAGCACTTTTTACAAAATCTAGAGAATCGTTGGAATCCAGCTTTTGTGCGATTGTATCTCGTACGCTGTTCCAGGCTTCCTGAATTTTTTCTGTTGCTGCTTTTATAGCTTCCGCGGTTGGTGCAAAAAATTCTTTTAGTGCGTTCAGTACTTTCGGTATTTCTTCTGCAATCCAGTTTAATCCGTCTCTGATTACTGACCCGAAGTTTGCAATCATTTCTTGAATTGTGGGTAAGCTGTTATCAGCTAAAAAATCATTGAAGGCCGTGATAATATTTGCAATGCCGATTGCGATACGTGCCGACATATTCGTGAAGCTTGTCGCAAAGCTTCCGGCCATCTCTTTGGCTTTTCCTGCTACTGCCGGGAAGGATTCTGTTCCGTTTTCTAGCGCATCCATCAGTACGTCGTTGAATTCCTGCGCACTAATCTGGCCTTTGGAGAAGGCGTCTGATACTTCCGCCATACTCTTTCCCGTTTTTTCTGCGAAAATCTTTAAAACAGGAATTCCGGCGTCAGTCAAACGTTGCCACTGATCTGCAGAAATCTTTCCAGAGGCATTCATCTTTGCGATTGCGTCTACTGTATTGGCCAAGGTTTCGTTGGTTCCGTCTCCATAGAAAGAAACGGCGTCCATCATATCCTTTACCATTCGAGTAGACTTATCTAAGCCCAGTCCTGATGTAGCCAGTTTTTGTGTTGAAGTGGCGGCTGTATCTAGTCCATAGGCGGTATCCGTTACAGCGTCACTTAAATTGTTTACAACCTTCGCAGCTTTTTCACTGCTTCCTGCTAAAACTCCTATAACTTGTTTAGCTTTTTGCATGGCATCTAATCGGGCAGTTGCTTTCCCGATTGATCCAGATATTAAATCCCAGCCTTTGCTGGCTGCTTTGAATACAGTTGCGCCCACGAAGGTTGACTTCACTTTGTCCGCGAAGCTTTCCGCACTTTTATGCGCTCCGCTAAGGCCGCTTTTGTACTCGCTGTCATCAAGTCCTAGTTTGACTTTAATTGTTCCATCAGCTCCTGATGCCATTTTCTCAACCTCCTAGGTTTCTAATTAGGTTTCTAATCTGGCCAGAAGTTCTGCTTCTATTTCTTGCGGTGTTCTTTCCTTTTCGGGCCCTTTTTCCTCTGGTAGACGGTAGTATCTTTCTAGACGCTGTGCGTGTGTCTTCTCTTCTCCTTTTAGGTTTGAAGTGTCTCTGGTTCGGTATCCGATAACACGTACTATCATGGTATCGTCGTTTAGCGCATTAAATAGCGCCTTAAATTCAAACCAATGAAGTTTGGCGTCTAAAAGGTTTATATTGTATTGCTGTCTAAAGGCTGCATATATAAGGTCCATATCGTATTCGAATCGATAGCCTTGTCGTCCGTTTGTCTTGGCATAAGATTCTCTAGGCTTTTTGTCGCAAAAATAAAAGCCCATTATTGCTTTCCATAGGTCTTTCTGATCACCTTGAAAAGTGAACGGATTGATTCCTATTCGATCGCAAATAATGGGCAGCTTCAGTTCTTCTGGTATTGCGTTATCTTGTATAACGCTGTCAACTCGGACCCAGGTTCTAAAGTCTGCATAGATAGCTAGACTCGTTCCGTTAACGTCTATGCTTTCCGGAAGGTCTTCTCTCTCTAGCCACAGCATTTCTTCCTCCATATCGTTTGTCTGCGTATTCTAATGTCCTGTTAAATTTGTCCATAGATTCGCAAAGCTTGTCGATTTTGTCCAGATTCTTCTTTTCTTCTTCAGCGACTTTTGCCTGCTGATCCTTTAAAAATTCATCCTGGAAGATGCTGTGCAATGTGAAGCAAAGTTCAAACTGTGCCGAGCTTTCTTCGTATCCTCTGAATAGTGTCTCAAAGGCTCCATCTCCTAGAATCTTATCGATTAAAGCAGGACAGTCCTCTAGTGATTCTTTTCCGAATTTGCTTTGAGAATTCTGTTCTGTTGCCCAGTTCTCTAGGGCCTCAATTTTAGAAGTGTCCTTTACATCGACTCTGAATCTGTGTCCGTCGATTTCGATATCTTTGTATAGCTGTTTTTGTAACTTTAATTCCATGGTGTCCTCCTTATGTTTTTATGTGCTTTACTCTGTGGCGCTGTCTGTGGCGCTGTCTGCGGTAAATGTTTTCGTCTTAATATTAAATGTTCCCTTTACCTGATCGCCTTGTTGAGCGAATGTTCCAGAGCATGTTAATTTAGCTCCTGCTTCTCCGCTTCCTGGGTTGTCTGGTTGCACTTCGTAGATTCTTTTATATGCTACAAAGTCTCCGGACTTAGCTGTTTTCTCGTTCCATGTTTCCACTTCGATTTCTTCAAAAGTAGAACCGACTTTCTGTTCTTTGCCTTGTAAATACAGCCAGTAGTTAAAGGCGTCCCCTGGATATGCTCGGCCCTCGTAAGATACTGTAGGCGCGTATCCGGTAACCTGGCTTTGACTGCCTGCTTCTCCGATATATTGCACGCCGTCGTCTGTAGTAGCGTTCAAGGCTTGTTCCCAGTTCGTCAAGCCTTTATTAGCTAGAACGTAGCTTTCTGAGCCTGTGAATTTGACGTAATGTAAATTCTCTTCGACTTTGATCTCTCTTTTAGGTAGTTCTTCTGCTGCCATTATTCAAACCTTCCTTTCTTTTCGTAGGTTAATGTCATAGAGCAATAGAAAGTTGAAAGCGTGGCCTCTTCTCCCGTGTAATCTGAAGGTAGCGTTGTGAGGGTAACCTCTTGCGGTGTCGCTTCGTCCAGTGCTAGATTTGGGAAGCCTTGCGCCTCTTCTTCCGTGAGTGCCTGTACTAGTGCATACAGGATTCTGGATAGGTCCAGGCGTGCTTTCGTGTCCTTTCGGCTTGCTTGAATATAGATTTCAAAAGGGTATGTAGCTCTATAGCCACCACCCAGATAGTGTTCTGTTTCTTCCGTGTAGCCGCTACTTTTGAAAAGTAAGGCGGTGTGCTTGGAGTCGTTGAAATACTCCAAGCACCACGGTATGTTGTTGATGTTGATTGAAGAAAAGAAACTATATAATCCGTCTTCAATCTGTTTTACGTCTTCCAGCTTTATGATCTTCTTTTCGCTCATCTGAATTCCTCCTTGAAGAACCTTTTCGCGCCTTCCATCCAGGCTGTCTTTCGTGCTTTCAGTGTCTTAGGCCACCACTCAGAGCCGCCTTGTCTATAGCTCAAACTTCGAGTTGTATAGACTTTTGTTTCTCCTTGTTTAGCCCATGGACTGTGACTATGGGTTCCGACCATCACTCTTCCTGTATGTTGGAAGTGTGCGTATGGTGTGTCCCATATGATCCAGTCATTATCCTGTGCTGCCCATCTTAAAGCTGATGTTCTCAGCGTTCCTTTTCCGATAGGCACGTTTTTGTTCGTATCTTGAACGATAAGCTGCTTTAGCTTCAATCTAGAACGACGGAGTGCTCTGGTTCCTCTGGCCTGTAGCTGTGCCACCGGGATGTCAATTATAACTTTTAGATGATACTCACTCACACGTTACCTCTATGAATTCTGGCGTATTTCTCAAGGGATTTAGAATATTCACATTTGTGATCTCGTAAATGTCGCCATGTGCTTCGATACGGTCCCCGGTTCTAAGTGTGAATTGTTTTTCTGGCGTCTTGAATTCTAAAGGGGGAACTAGAACTTTGTCCGCCTGATAATCGTTCACGTCTATCGTGATGAGGATCGTATCGGAATTACTGGCGCCCGTCTGTCCATATGTCCGGGCCTTTGTTTTGGAAATCTTTACGTGTTGGACCGTTACTGTTGACGTAATTTCTTCCAGGTTTTCTTCGCCTAGAATGTTCATGACTTTTATTGTATGCGGCCTAAGCCATCTCGGGCTTTTTACCATATCGCCTGGCAGGCTAGTCCTGCTTTGAATAATTGGTAGTCGAGCTCTGATATTGCTAGGCTTGATAAGGGTATGTCATGGAACCTTATCGTTTTCGCATTATCTACGGAATACGAGAAGCCGCTTGTGGTTGCGCCTGTGAAGTTCATATCACTAGAACCTACAAAGCAATCCATGCCGCCATGTGCTTCTATGAAGTCTATCTGGTATAGGATTACTTTTCTAAGGTCCATGTTGTAGTCCTCCAAAGCCTGAACCTTCCAGTATGGAATTTTCTCTCGAATGTAGGATTCTAGAAGGCTTTCGGTTCTTGGCTCTATCTGCGCATACTCTACTTCATCCAGTAGTGTTCCACCTAAGGCTGTGTATTCCTCAAAGCTTAGGATCATGTTTTATCTCCTTATGCTGCGACAGGAGCTACTTGTACATTACGGAATACACCGGCTTTTGTAGTGTCCTTAGAAACGATAGAAGCAATCATTTCTACTTCGCCTTTTTTTACCGCTCCAGGTTCGCTCAAGTTTGGCATGTATTGACGAATGATTTTCTGTCCTTGTGGACTTACTGCGTGCACGGCATCCAATCCGAATTTTACAGCATAGATGCTTGTTGTCCCTGTTGATTCGTCGATAGGTACGCACATCAAGGATTTAGTTCCGTTGTAATATTCACCCATGTCAACGATTGCGATTCCGTCGTAGTTGTCTACGCCTTGGCCGAAGCTGTTCTCTGATCTTGTGTAGTATCCTTGCGTTTTAGCGATAGTTTTTAAAACTGTAGCCGTCTTGCGGTTTACTAATAAAGCGTCTGGCTTTACAGAGAAAGTTGATAACCAAGAATCCAATGCAAAAGTAAAGGCATCTGCGTTTTCTTTGATCTTTGCGGCTGTCGACAAATCAAAGGCTGCATCTGCGTTTTTCTCTTCCGTATTTGTTCCCTTTACTAATACATCCAAACCGTCAAAGCTTGTGTTATCTGTTGCAGCAGTTCCTTTGGCTGTTGACTTTCCGTTAATGAAGTCATAGTGGAATTTGTTCTTTACTGCAATGATTTTCTGAGCTAACTGGAATGCGATTTCTGAGCTAGCTGCTGTGTCTTCTAATACACGGTCTACTTCGTAGGCTCCACCGAAGATTTTTAAGTTTGTTGTTTTCTGAGTCTTTACAGCTTCTCCTGCTGTGTATTCGCTATTCAATTTACGCCCTTCAGCCACTGATGGTGTTTTTAATTGCAAATAGCCATATGTTAATGTTGAGCCACCTGTTCCTGGTGATACTGCATTATCGAAAGTTAAACGATCTAAAATAAAAGAGTCCCTGCGGAACTCGTCAACGACCTGCTGGTCTACGTGATCGGCTAAACCGACTTTTGATTGCTCTAAGGTAATTGGCATCTTTTAGTTCCTCCTATTTTTTGTAAAATTCTGTAACTGCACCGGCTAGAGTTGTTGGTGCCTCTGGTTTCGGACTTCCTCCGTGATCTCCATCAAGTTTTACATCGTCACCCTTTGGCTTGTTTGACTCTGCCGCCTTAAATAAGAAGCCGTCCTCTTTCTTGATAGCTTCGATTTGTTCGTCAAGTCCTGTTAGTTTTCCATCCTTATCAAACTTGATCTTGTCTTTATCTAGTAACCCCATTAAGGCCTTTTCAGATAAGGTTCCAGATTTCGCGATAGCTAAACGAATTGCGCTGTCACGTTTTGCTTCTTCCAAGTCATGATCGTATTTTGTTTTCCAGTCGTTGACGTCTTTTTGTAGTTGTTTTACGTCTACTCCGTCAAAATCCTTGACGCTTTGTGTAAGCTCTTGAATGCGCGTTTCTTTGGCTTGCATGTCGCTCTCGTATTTTGCTTTCGAGACGTATTCTCCTGAGGCTAGGTTTGCTAATTTTACGGTTTTATTTCCTTCTAGCTTAGCTGCAACCTGTGCATACAATTCCTCACCTAAGATTTCTTTTAAAAACTCCATTTTTGTCCTCCTGCGTTTTTTATATCTGGTTCACTCCAGTATCGAGTCCGGCCTTTTATATCCCGTGCCGAGGGGTATTCAAGCCTTTTATATGCCGTGCTTAGGGCATAATAAAAACCGCGCCATTCCTAGCACGGTTCTTGTCCTTATTTAGTTGTGTTCTATAGTACTTCCGCAATTCCTTTTGCAAGTTTTGCGGCTTTCTGCATCAAGCTGTTTTCTTCTAGGTATTCTAGTCCCTTCAGGGTTATTCGGATACCCTCTAGCCCCTCAATGCTTGGTGTTGGGTCTCCTATGTATTGGATCACCTGGAAACCCTCAACGTATCCATTTTTCAGTAGCATGCCTAGAAGTGCTTTTCTCTTTGGTTCTGTGATGTCTAGGTTATCCGCTGAAAGTCTTCGGATGTCTACGACCTCATAGTCCATTGATTTCTGCAGAATTGATAGAATTTTGTATATCGTTCTGAAGTCTTCCGACATGTTTTGCCTCCGTTATTTAATGGCACCCGTATCAAATAGAAAATTCAATTCGTCGATTGATAAAACATGAAAAGGGTTGACTCTGGTGTCGTCTACAGTCCAGTCGTCTTCTATCTCTACTGGTGCTTTTTCTCTAGGGTCAAACCCGAGCTTTTTAATAATGCTTTCAAGTGTGATCATTTGCTATTACCTCCAATTTAATTCCTGCGTTCTCTAGCCTTTTGAGAATCCTTTCTAGATTCTTTTTATCTAGAATGACCTCTCCGTTTTCATTATAGATACTTTTTTCTAAAGTATCAAGGTTGGAGTCTATCTGGTGATAGTCTAACTTTTTATCTGGGTCAACTGTGTATTTGTATATAATCCCGCTGTGTCCTACAACAATTCCGTATTTGTATCTTTTAGCATTGTTCAGGTCACTTAAACTCGGCGCTCCGCTTTCTGGGTGGTTGTGTAGCGCTATGACCTGGCCTATATTGTTTAGCACCATTTCTTTCATCTTTGTTGTAGGGTAAGTCTTTTTCTTTAGCTGTGAACTCGTGTTTCTTAGCACTTGCCCTGTTTTAGGATTGATAAATGCCAGATCTTCTCCCAGTGTTCCTTGTCTGTGGTTCAGCGCCCTCACTGCTTCTCGTGCGACCTTTGTGATCGTCCTTTTATCTTCTTTCAAAAATCCAAAGCTTTTTCTATACTCGTTTGAGTTTATATAGCTTCTGTCAATTGTTGTTTTTCTGTTTATTGACCTTCGGCTTTCCTCGTTATGCGTCTCTTTATAGTCCAGCTGTTTCCTCGGTATTCTTACAGGCTTGTAAGGTCTGCCTTTTGTGCCTCCGATTTTCTCGGCTGAGTAGTCTCTCTTTAATCGGCCCTTAGAAGCGTCCACAAGCTCCTTCAGTCTCATCTTGTTGTATTTATACCAGTAATCTTCTTTCGTCGTATCTAGCCCTGCTGCGGCCTTCACACGTCGTTCTCTGTCCCACTTTCTCATGTTTCTTTCGTAGGACCTTTGCTTTTGCTCCATCTGGTATATTCTTTCATTTTCTCTTGGATTTACAGGCTTGTTGTAATCCTCGCTTATTCCTGGAAAGTATGCGGTAAATGAATGCCTACAGTTCCATCCGCCAAGTCCTGCGCCTGTTCCGTATCCTGTGGCCTCATAAAAGTTCTCGTAATTTCCTTCCGGATAGTTCACCCAGAACACTTTCCCTTGCCAGGCTGCGTGGCTTGGTCTAGCTCCCATGTGGGCACTTGTCTGTACTAGATTTATATCTAGTTCTTCAATGACCGATTTCTCGCAAGCCAGGGCGTTCTGGTTTACTGCGGTTCGTACTGCCAATCGAACGGCCGCCTCGATTGATCGTTGAGCACCGCTTGGGTAGGATACTTTTGTTAGGCCTTCTCTGCATAACTTGTCTATTGCGTTTGCGGTTGCCTGATCTAGTGAGTAAGCTCCGCTTGATACCTGAAGATAAGCCATGTCGTAGTATCGCATAAAAGTGTCACTAGCCAGTTGAGCTGTGGTCCTTGTAAGGTTCTGGATGTCTCCCCACAGTGCTGATGTTCCTTTTTTGATCTGATCCGAAAATTCTAAGCCGCTTGTGTCGTATCCTCCAGCCTCTAGTCTGTCGAAGGTGTCGCGGATACTTTTATAAGCGCTCTGTTGCATGATCCGGTCGACTTCTTCTTCGGAAGCGTGAAGTATTTCAGCTAGTCTTTGGTTAATCCAGTCTTGCTGCAAACCAAGTTGTTTTAGTTTGTTGTTTAAATACTCCGTTGTGCTTGTCATAGCGTCCTGATTCAGTTTGATTCGCTCCGCTATATCCACCAGTATTTCTGTAGCCAGTTCCTGATACAGCTTTTCTAAGTCGTCACCTACGTTCTGCAGATAGTTCGGTTCTAGCATTAGGCTTCACCCTCTGGCTCCTCTTCGTTTTGTTCATCTTGCTGGAAGAACGCACTTTGAATTCTGTCTGCTGGGTTCTCTGTTTCTCCAGTCATCTCTCTGGCTGTTTCTTCGTCCTCTCCGTAGTATCGGACGCGATATTCCCATTTCTGTAGGATGCCCGCCGAGATTTCCTGAAGCATTCTTAGGCGCTCCGCTTCCTCGTCTGAAAACATAGTATCGTCAAATTGAATTGTGATGCGAACGTCTGGATCAAGTCCGGATATATGGCACTTCTCTTTGCCCAGAATGATAATTGATCTAGTTAGCTCTGTAAGTGCGTCCTGGATTGCGATACGTTGTTTCCAGACGCTTTCTGTTAGCTCTTTATTGCTGGCGCGAACCTGAGTTGCTGTGGTCATATTCTGGATGCTGAACTGGTATCTATTTTGCCCTAGTCCGCATTTACTTGATAAAAGATTTAGATTGAATTGAACGTTCTCTTTGTTCTCATCAACTCGAAGGCTTGGGTTGTATTCCTCAAAAAGTCGAGGTTTATCGGGACTTACTTGTGTTCCCGTACTTACATATAGAGATTTCTCCAAAGTTGCGCCGACGTCTGGCTCTTGCCTTACTGGTACTCGTTCGCCTTTATCGTTTGGCGCGTAAGCTGTTGGCTTCATGCTAAATAATGCCTGATCCATGAAAACCTTTTTCTTTCCTAGCAGGGTATCCATGAATAAATTGTCGTATGCCAAGTCGCAGCTTTCTAGCATGTCGATTGCGTTTGCGTAGATCGACATTCCTAATGGTACGTCTGCAATGTTGTTTTCAATGTTCGGCTTTAGGATCACAAAAGGTTTGCAGGGTAGCTTGTAACTGATTGCTTCTCCGTGTGGTGCTGATACTCTTTCATAGCCTACGGCGTCTCCTGCCGCATTGTTGATCTTGAAATAATGGTTGTAGATTTGATAGCCTTCTAGCTCTTGTTTGAAGACTTGGATGTACATGAAACGCTCCCCGTTTTGTGTGTACTCGCTAGCCAGTGCAATTTCTGAGATATCTTCCTCGTCATAGGTCAATGGCACGATTTTCTGCGCGTCCTTGATAGCTTTGATTTGTACGCTCTGGGCACTCAACTGTCCTTTGTTTACTGTTGGATTTACAAGCTGCAGATAGAAGCACACGGTCCCTTGTGCGAATTCTCTCTCGACTGCCTTGTTTCCTAGCTTCCAGAACTTGCTGTTTCCTAAAACTCCGCCGTTCTGGTCTTCTTTGTCTCCGGTCAAGAATTCTTGTGTGGCGTCAGTTCCATGTTCATTGCACTCTACCAGGATTCTGGTTTTATCATTCAAAAGTAAATCGGCCCAGTCTTCACAGATTTTCTTAGCCATTCGCATTTGCTTGCGTTTTACTTGTCTGCTGTTTCCGCTTTCGTTCTTGATCTCGTATTTATGAAAATCTTGAACGTAGCCTTTCCACCAATCGTTCCAGAATTGAATTTTGTTGTAGTAGTCTTGGACTTCCTGGCTCACAGGATATCCTAAATCCTTTAGTATTGTGAATAAAACTTTCATTTAATTTCTCCTTCCTGTGATCAGGTCCATGTATGTCGACCAACTGTAAAAGTGGGCGTCGAATGTATCGACGTCGGTTGTAAAGTCATCCAGAATCTTGTCTTCCTTCGATTTCGTATCGTATAGGGCTGTGCTCAAACTTTCGACCACCATAGGTACTGCTTGGAACTTCATCTTGTGTCGGTTCAGCATCATGTTATATGTCAGAATCCTAGTCTTTCCGTCTATCTTGCGGCAATCCATCACGTTGGTTGGAAAGCCTGCCCGTTGTACGGCTACTCGTATACTGTTCAGAATAACTTGTTCTGCATTATCTACAAAAACGCTTGATACCACGAATCCTTGAATCCATAAAGCTCTGATCAGGTCGACTGTCTCTGTGCAAAGTCTTTCTGCATCTATTGTTCCTTTAGCGTGTACGACTTTGCGTTCTGCAAAGGTTACAATCTCAGAAAGATCGGCCGTGATTCCCGTAACGATCAGGCTACTATGCGAACGGGTTCCCCCTATGTCCAGGCCTATGTTGATCATGTTGAAAAGTGGGAGTTCTCCTTTGACTTCCCACTCGTCTGGATTATCTGCAAACTGTGGAAAGAGTAGCCCTTCCGCGTTGCACCATTCTCCTAGTATGTATCTGTTGTATAGGACTGTCCCTCGATATTCGAGTTTCAAGTTTTCCACGAACTCCTGCGGCAGAAACGGATTGTCTTCAATCGTATATTTCTGGCGGAAGATGTCGGCTCCTGATTCTAGAAACTGTAAAAACCAATGGTTCTTGTTGTCCGGGTTGCATGTTCCGTCAAAGCAGCTATATGGCTTATCTAGACGCGACTTTAGCATATCAAATACTTTTTTATTCCAGGTTACGACTTCATCCCCGTAGCAGTACGCTACTGAGGCCCCTTGAATCTTTGTAACCTGGCTTTCTTTGTCTGCGCCTATCGCGTAGCACATACGCCCGAAAAGCTTTACCGTGTTATCGGGTCTTACTCTTCCGACCAGTTCTGGTCCGTATAGTTCTCGCATGGGTTCTAGAACGTTTCTTTCGAGTGTTGACTTCGTGTTTCCTATAAGGAACACGTGGCCTGGAAGGCCCTCTATAGCTCGAATCCGTTTCGGGATGATGTAATAGTCCAGCCATGTCTTTCCGCTACGTGTAGCCCCTTCTTTTATGTTCCAGCGGCTCGGTTTATGATTCCAGAACTCTTTCTGTTTCTCAGTTAGTTCCACTATCGTCTCCGGCTACTGCGTCCATAGCTTTCAATAAAAGATCCAGTTTCGTAATCTCTTTAGAAGGATCGCCTTGTCTCTTGATCTGTTCAGCCTGTGCATTCATTAGCTTCGTTCTGGCTCTGTCTAGGCTTGTGACAGGTTGCTGTCCTGTAAGGTCTCGAATGAATTCGGCTGCCCTTACGTCTCCGCGTGTGGCTTTGTTGAACATGGTTGCGGCTAAAAGCATTTGATTACTAAGTTCATCATCTTCTAATCCCATGTCGATTAGCTTTTCTTTGTTTCTTTCGCTTGGCTCCAACTCTAGGATTGCGGCCAGGCATTGTTTCAGCTTCTTTTTCTTTTTCTGGACTTTCTGGCTTGCGGCTCCACCCTTGCGTCCCATCTCTGCTGCATTCTCTTTCGTGAAAGGCTTCAGGTTTTGCATGGGGTCTTTGCGCTGTCTGGCCGCTTCGCTTTTCGTGCGTCCAGCTAATCCCTTAGCAGGCATCTGATATCAGCTCCGCCTGTTCTCCGGTGTAATCTTCCCAGCGCTTGATAATTACATCGGCATAGTGTGGATCATACTCCATCATGAAGCACCTCCGTCCTAGCTGTTCGCAAGCCATAAGCGTGGAGCCTGAACCTCCGAATAGGTCCAATACGTTTTCTCCAGTTCGGCTGCTGTTCTTGATCTGCCTTGCAATCAGTGGAATTGGTTTCATGGTTGGATGCAGATCGGATTTCGTGGGCTTCTTCTCGTCCAGAATCGTTGTGTCCTTGCACCCCCCCAGGATTGATTTTAGAAGGTCTTTAAGCTCGTCCTTCTTCATGCTGTCAATGTCCAGGTTCTCTGTGTCTTCGAGTACGGTTACAAGGTTTCTAGTGTTAACAAAGTAATGGGCTGCGCCATCTTTCCATCCGTAAAGGCACGGCTCATGCTTCCACTGATAATCTTGTCTTCCTAGTGCGAATGTGTTCTTGTTCCAGATCAAGGTTTGTCGGATGTTTAGGCCTGCGCGTTCTGCTGCTTCCAGAAAGTTCTTGCTTTGTGTGGATGCGTACCAAACGTAGAAGGCGCCTCCAGCCTTGAGCTGTTCTGTCATGTTCTCGAAGGCCACTTTTAAAAACTCGATAAAGCCCTCGTCGTCTTCCCAGGAGTCGTTATCAATGACCAGTCCGTCTGTTCTTCGGTGTAGCTGCTTAGCCTCTGAAGGTCTCATATGCTGTCCTAAGGCTACGTTATACGGTGGATCAGTTACGACCATATCCATAGTAGCGTCGCTGCAAAGCTTTTCTACATCCTGGCGTTTGGTACTGTCTCCGACCATTAATCTGTGTCTTCCTAGCATCCAGCATTGTCCTCTTTTGGTTGTTGGCTCTTCCGGAATCTCTGGCTCGAAGTTGTCGTCCTCTGCGATTTGTTCGTCGAATGTTTCCGTTTCAAACCCGAAAGGCTCCATATCAAAGTCCATGTTGTCTAGCTCTTCCAGTTCAAACTGTAAAGCGTCAAGGTCCCATTGTGCTGCTTCCGCGACTTTGTTGTCTGCCAATCGGTAAGCTTTCACTTGTGCTGGTGTTAGATCGTCGGCCTGGATGCATGGGACAGTCTCAAGGCCTAGCTTTTGTGCTGCCTTCCATCTTGTGTGTCCTGCAATAATGATCAGGTCTTTATCCACCACAATCGGTTGCTTGAATCCGAACTCGTCTATAGATGCTGCGACTAAATCGACGGCATCTTCATTGAGTCGTGGGTTGTTCTCGTAAGGCTTCAGGTCGCATGTTCTTATGTTTGTAATATTCATGTGTGTTCACCTCTGTTGTATTAAAAAAGAAGCGTTAGCAGCTCAGTGTTCTCTCCAATGAGAGGTTTATCCCGTTTAGCTGCTAAGGCTTCTTTGTTGTCTATGATTACCCGGAGCGCTGAAAAGAAAATAAAATTAATGTCCATGATTTGTCGTAGCTGCTGTTGGTATTGACGTTGTCTGGAAAGCACTCGTTTTTTAGAAAGGAGGACGCTCCGGGTAAAAGAAAAGAGGGCCTTTTTCTATCGGTCCTCTTTTACAAGTACTAATATACCACCCGAAAGCGGTTTACAGTGTAAACTCTTCAGTCTTTTGTCAGATTCTTTACCTCTGCCATTAAGTGTTTATACATTCCTTGTCTTGTATATCCGTATTTCTCCGCAACGTCAACGGCCTTGATTCTATGAATATACAGATCCCATAGAATGTTCTGGTCTTGCAAATCGAGAAGTTCTGTCCATCTTAGGTCCATCAGTCTTTTCTGGAAGTGATGCAGTTCTTGTTCTTTGGCTGATATCTCTTCAAATAAACCGAGCGGGCTGTGGTACTGATGCTGGTATGTCGGCATAGGCCACTTGCTTTTTTTCTGTTCTGCAGTCAGTTCGATTCCTCCAGACTTTGCAAGACCTGTTGTCTGGTGGTTTAGTATTTCCAACTCTTGATTTAGCTCAATCAAACGGTGGCAGCAGTAGCGCACCGTTTTTAGTTCTGGAATTAATTCGTCGTAAGTCACTTTTTACCTCCTTAAAGCTTCGATTAGGGCTTTTTGTGTTATGTTCTTGTGTTCTAGTGCATTCAGCATGTCCTCGTCTACTGTGCCTCTAGCTATGATCTGATAAATTGTCACATTCTGTTTCTGTCCTTGTCTGTAGATTCGGGCATTTGCCTGCTGATACAGTTCAAGGTTCCAGTTTGGAAGTGTGTACCAGATTGCGATATGTCCACCACGCTGAAGGTTAAGCCCATGTCCTGCGCTTGCTGGATGCAAAAGCAGCACGTCTATCTTTCCGTCGTTCCAGTCTCGAACGTCGTCCTCGTTCTCAAGGCTGCGGACTTCCAGGTTCTGTTTCTTTAGATGTTCCTTGATTCGTTTTAGTTCATGTTTGAAGTAGTAAAAAACCATCACCGGGTTCTGGTTCGCGGATTCGATCAAGTCGTCTAGTGCCTCAATTTTAGCGGCATGAAGGGTTGCTACTTCTTCGAGCTTATTTCCTAGCTGATCACGTTTATAGATTTCTCCTGATGTCATTTGTAGAAGCTGACCGCATAGCACCCCAGCGTTGGCTGCTAGCAGTGATTCGTTGTTATCTAGTTCCAGAACCTTCTCACGTTTGAAAGCGTGGTATTCTGTCATCGCTTTTTGAGGTAGTTCGATTGATTTTTTTAAGTACTGAACCGGTGGAAGTTTGGCGCAGTCTGCCTGATCCAGACTCATGCATACATCACTTATTTTCTTGTATATCTTTTCCTCAGCATCCGGTCTTGGCTTCCAATCGTATACGATCATCCCGTTTCTTCTTCCTGGAATTAGATATCTTTCTCGAAACTGAGTTAGCGTTCGACCTAATCTTTCTCCCTGGTCAATCAAGTATATCTGGCTCCAAAGGTCCGGGATTCCTTTCGGTGCTGGTGTTCCGGTTAGACCTATAAATCTGTCAGCTAGTGGCATAACTTTTCTTAATGCTCTGAACCTCTGGCTTTTTGGATTCTTGAAAGTTGATAATTCATCAATCACTACCATGTCAAAGTCAAAGTATTTGTTGTCTACTAGCCATGTAACGTTCTCTTTACCTATGAGGTAAATGTCAGCCTTTTGTTGCAGTGCTTTCTCACGTTGCTTTGGAGTGCCTGCTATGATTGAATAGCTCAAGTCCTTAGTATGACTCCACTTTTCTATTTCTTCCGGCCACGTGCTCTTTATTACGCGCACAGGGCCTATGATCAGAACTTTTTCTATGTCGATTAGTTTTAGAAGACTGATGATCGTTAGCGTGGTTACGGTCTTTCCGGCTCCCATAGGGAGAAGAAGGCCACACTTCTTATGATTCAGTCCGAAGTTGATAGCCTTCTTTTGATAGTCATGAGGTTTAAATTCTGTCAAAGTGTCGCTCCTCCGGTATGATTCCAGACCGCATCAGATTTGTTAATTCGTCCACCTGGGCTTTTGTGCTGATGCAGTATACTTTCATACCTGTTGCCCGTATTTGGGCTACTGTGGCTTTTTGTAGGGCTCTAGGCTTACCGCCTGGCCTTTTTACTTCTACAAAGAAAGCCTTTGAATTATATGTGATCAATCTATCGGGCACGCCTGCGTTTCCTGGGCTTACAAACTTCCAGGCTTTACCGCCTAGTGCTGATACCTTTTTGATCAGATAATTTTCTACTTGATTTTCTATCATTTCTGGAAGAACTTCTTTTGAAGTTCGCGGTACCGCTCGGCGCAGTCTGGACACAAATCTTTCTTGTCGTTTGTTGTGATCCATCCTTCTGGAAGTCCTTCCCAGGTTTCGATTGTCTTTCCGTTCTCGATTTTGCTCTTTTCGATTCCGACTGATGTTTCTTTTCCGCATCGGTCGCACTTGATATAAAGTCTGTTTTCTTTCATGTTCTATTCCTCCTCTAGCCTTTTGGCTTGTCTTTCCTGTTTTGCTTGAATAATGTCTTGAATCTCAACTCCTTGGATTTGATAATATTCGATAAGTTGATCCATACAAATCAATACATCCGCCATCTCTTCAATCAGATTTTGTCTTAGTCCTTTGAACTCTAATGGTTTGGTTCTTTCTTCCGGATTGCGTACCAGTTTAGAAATTGCCTTTTGCAGTTCTGCTAGTTCTTCCATAGCGACCAGGCTCTGCTTTTCGATTCCGTATCGGTCCATTGTTTCCTGGTTGATTCCTGCATCTATTCTTTGCACCAAAAGATGGAATATTTTGCTGTCGTTTACTGTCATTTCTGTGTCTCCTTTTCTAGTTGATTTTTGGCCCTGGAAACGGATACGTTCGGAAACGCCTTCCAAACTCTTTATATATATACTATATTTTCTCGCGCGCATATACATACGCATATACTGTATTACACTATATATATTATATATTCATTAAGTTAGTAATATTTCTGTTTCCAGTGTTTCCAATAGCTTAGAAAGCCTTATTTTATGCGGTGATTCCCTGGAAACGCTAAAATCATAGAGCGTTTCCATGTCCGTTTCCACCGTTGCCTTGTATTTTTTTACAGCCGTTTCCAGCGTTTCCAC